ATCGCGGCAAAGACGAAAACCAGCGAGTTATCAGGCAAGAAAACTAAAGGCCCTGAATTGCAGGCTGAACTTGCGGACTTAGAGAATCAAAAGCTCGCGGCGATTGATGACGCTAAGACCAAAGGCGTGACGCTAGACGTATATCAGCAAAAGCAAGCCGATAATTTACGCGAAAAAACTCAAGCGGCACAGTGGGAGCTGGAAGCAGCGCGTATTGAATTGGATTTAGCAAATGAGCAAACCAAGCAAAAGACGGAGCTGGATAATTTAAAGCGCGATAAGGATAAGGGCGCGTTAGGTGGTAGCCAGCAAGACATGATGATGGGCGTGTTTTCTGCGTTTAAAAATGCAGGATTTAGCCCCAATCAAGCCAAGGCATTGACCGCTGAGGTAGGTCGTGAGAATGACTACAATCCTAAAACCGTGTTTGGTAATCACACTGACGCGGCAAACGGTAAGACTAATACAGGTTTTTTTAGCTGGCAAGGTGACAGGTCAACAGCCTTAAAAGCCAGTCTGACTGAACAAGGCTTGATGCAAAACGGCAAAATAAGCCAGTCACAAGAGTCGCTGAATGCAATGGCGTTGTTTGCCAGAACTGAAATGCAGAGCGGTCAATACAAAGGCTCTAGCCAATTTTTAGCCAATAAAGATATTGGTAGAGAGGATGCTGCCAATCAACTGGGTCATGGCTATGTTAAATGGGCAATGGGTCAGACTAAGCTAAGCAATGGCGATAGTTTTGACAGCAAGAAGCATGAAGATAAGCGTGATGGTTATTACAACAAAATAGGCGCGATGACTGGTGCGGGTGGAGATGAGAAGCAATTATTAAAACAAAATGAGGACAAGATACAGCATTACTACGAAGCCACGACAGCGATTGAAAGCAAGGGCATTGATGATCGTGTTGCAGCTATTAAAGCCAAGCTAGCACTGGCTGAAAAAGAATATACAACTAAGAAAGCCACTGCAACGCCCGAAGAGCTGCCAAAAATTGAAGCCGACCACGCGACGAATAAAGCCAAGCTCACGCAAGAGCTACACCAACTACAAGCCGATTTACTCGCTATTAAAAAAGATGGCGATGCAGAGATGGCGAAAGAAATCGCTAAGGCTAAGCAGGAAGAAATCGACTTAGAAGAAAGTTCCGCACTGGATTTGGTCAAAGTCGCTGAGACAGAAGCCCAGCAACAACTTGAGCTGGGGCAACTATCGAACAGCAAGTTTTTAGAGAAGCAACGGGAGTTTGAGGCTGAGCGGTATCAGATTGCCCTTAAAGCCGCTAATGATAGACGTGCGTTGCTGGATAATAATGATACGAGTGGGCTGGCTAAGGCTGAGGCTGAAAAAAATAAGATAGAAAGTGACAGCGCAAAGACTAGAGCAAAAATTAATAGCGCAGCTATAAAGGAAGCTAGAAAGGAATTTGATGACTGGGTTAATCCGATTAAATCTGCGCTTAATTCAACTATTACAGGAATCTTGCAAGGCACGCTAACGTTAAAGCAAGGCATGAAAAATGCTTTTCAATCAATAGCCTTAAGCTATGCCCAGTTATTAGCAAATAAAGCAATTAATACCGCCGCTGATTGGGCATTTGAACTGATAGGTTTTACTGCAAAAGAAGTTACTAAAGGCGCGATAAAAACTACCAGCGAGACTGTGCAAACTGGCGCGACAGTTGCTGGCGTTGCGGCTCGCACAGCGACAGAGACGGCAGGTGCGGCAGCCAGCAAGACAACAGGCTTGGCAATGTCAGGCGCAAGCATTATGGATGCAGCGGCAAAAGCGGCGGCGGGTACTTATGCCAGTGTTGCACAAATCCCTTATGTGGGCTGGATTTTAGCCCCACCTGCGGCGGCGTTAGCCTTTGTAGCGGTGGCTGGCTATAAGTCTATGTTGTCGTCGAAAGGTGGAGAATGGAATGTAGCAGATGATGGCGTGCGCATGATTCATGAGCAAGAAACCATTCTACCTGCAACCATAGCCGCCCCCATGCGTGACTTCTTCACCAAGCAAGGCAATCCCAGCTATAGCCTACCCGACTCTGCAACCCAACCGCAAACCAATCAATCGGCAACAATGGCAACGGCGGCAAGTGCAATTGCACTACAGCAATCGGTGATACAAGCCCAGCAAAAACAACAACGCCAATCAGGCGGTGGCACGGTAGTTTTCAACGGTAAAGGCGGCGATTTTATTCATAAAAATGATTTAGCTAAGTTTGCCCAAAGCGAAAAACGTAATTTTAGGAGCTCCTAATGAGCAATTTAGTTTTCCCATCCAGCATCGGTGGCTACATTTGGGGCATGAAGAAGATGCCTGTCTTTAATAACATTACTCATTCCCCCGCGACAGGTCGTGACATTAGAATCTCGCTTTATGATCAGCCTATTTTCGAGTTTACTTTGTCGAACGAATGGCTAACAAAAGCCGATAAAGACACGCTAATGGGCTTTTTTATCGCTAGAAAAGGATCGTTTGATAGTTTTTTATATTTAGATGACGATAGCGTAATTACTAATGAAGGCATAGCGATTGGTGATAATGTTAAGACCGCTTTTCAGTTAGCAAAGCTAATGGGTGGCTCATTGTCTGTCGTTAATAATGCGGTGGGTAGTCCTGCAATTTACATCAATGGCGTGTTAAAAACAGCGGGGACTCATTACACAATTAGCAATACAGGATTAATTACCACGGCTAGCCCTATACCTACTGGACAAGTGCTTAGCTGGTCGGGGTCTGCTTATTATCGATGCGTGTTTTTTGAGGACTCACTAGAGTTTGGTCAATTTGCTACTCGGCTGTATGACTGCGGCGAGATTAAATTTAAAGGTTGTATGGCGAATAAATTATGAAGCAATTATCCAGCGAGTTAATCACGTTATTATCAGGCTATCAGTTTCATGTAGCTGAGCTGTACACGTTAACGCTAACTAATGGGCGCGTATTCAGGTGGACATCTGGGGACGGCGATATTCAAGCAGGAAACGTCCTGTCTTTGCCTAATACTGGCGCAGGGATTTTGGATGGTGACACAGATCCAAATTATGCGTTTACAGTTATATCAGGCACGGCTGTTGGTGTGAGTGGTCACGCGTGCGTTCCAAGTTCGGGCAGTTTATACCGTAGCGCTGAAAATGCGGCGGCGAAGTGGCTAACGCCCTCAGTCAATAGCGATCAGGCGTATGACCAGTTTGCTGATGGCACTTATCGCTATCGGCTTACTTTTGACTTGTCAGGCGTTGATGTATCGAGCGTTGATATTGCGGGGGTAGCTATCGCGGACAATGGGGTGGCTGTTTTGATTAACGGGGTAACGCTAGGGAGTGCGTTAACAGGCGCGTCAACATCGTCCGTTGCTTTTTCTGTGCCTTCCTCCAATCTTATTCAGGGCGCTAATACCCTAGACTTTATTGTTACGAATATCGAGTATTTTAGTACGATAAATCCAAATTTAACGAGCCTTCACGTTACCTTTACATCCTCCAGTTTTCCAGACCCTAATAGTGTTTTTACCGCAATTGACATGGAGCGGGACGATATTACATGGTCTACAGGGTTGTCCGTTGATGAATGCAAGGTAACACTGCACCGTGGTAATAACGACTTGATTAACGGGCTAATTTTTCCTAATTTTGCGCGTATTGGCGGCTTTGATAATGCGCATATAAAAATAGAATTAGCCGTAATGTCTACCTATGGCGATGTCAGCAATGGTTTAATTCATTTATTTGAAGGGCGGGTGACTGATATTGTTCCTTCTACAGGCAAGGTTGAGCTAACTGTCAGCGCAGACACAATTCGACTCGATACGATGATTCCGAATGCAGTGTATCAACCCTCATGTACGCATACCCTTTATGACGGACAGTGTGGAGTGAATCGCACCCCTTACAGTGAAGTCAACTATACAGTCGCAGGGGCAAGCGTTGAGCAAATTTGGTTCGATTCACCAACAGGGGACGGCTTCTTTAATTTGGGTAAAATCACATTTAACACGGGTTTAAATGCGGGCTTATCGCGCACGGTGAAAAGCTACGCGCACTATGCCACAGCAGTTGCAGTGGTTAATCATAAGTTTCCCTACCAGCCAGAAATTGGGGACGAGTTCGTGATTGTGGCGGGGTGCGATAAGTTACGCACCACTTGCGCTAATCGCTTTCATAACGAGGCTAATTTTTTAGGCTGGGAATATATGCCTGTACCTGAGGCTTCAGTATGAATATTAATCCTATCAGTAGAGACGCGATTAATCACGTCTCTACACGCGAAGCTATCATAACAGAAGCTAAAACATGGCTACGCACCCCGTGGAGACACGCGGCGGCGGTTAAACACGCGGGGGTAGATTGTGGACGCTTGCTGATTGAAGTCTTTGCCAATTGCGACTTAGTGGAGCGATTTACCCCCGACGCTTACCCGCAAGACTTCGCGCTACATTCCAGCGAAGAACGGTTTTTAACTAACATTGAGCGTTATGCGGCGCGTGTTGATAACGCTAAACAGGGTGACATTGCTGTCTGGAAGTTTGGGCGGTGTTTTAGTCATGCAGCTATCGTTGTTGAATGGCCCGCAATTATTCATGCAAAAATTAACGAGGGTGTCATTATGGATGATGGATTACAAGGCGAATTAGCAGGGCGCGAAGTCCGCTTTTATTCTGTTTTTGGAGGTGATTTGTGAGCATGATGGGCGGTGGTGGTGCAAGTCCTCCTAAATCAACGGTTGCGGATAAAATCGGCAGCTTAAAAATTCAATCTCAAGGTTATGGGAATACTATTCCCTTGATATTTGGGCGGGTTCGCTTACCCGTGCTGCTGTTTTTTTACGGTAATTTTAAAGCAACCCCTGTTGTCGCGGCACAAAGTAACAGCGGCGGCGGTAAGGGTGGCAGTAAAAAGCAGGTCGCGACAGATACGACTTACACCTATAGCGCGGCAGTGATGATGGGGATTGCGGCGAATGTGATTCAACAAACAGGGAAATTATGGATAGATAAGCTGATTCACCCAACAATTACTGAAGTAGGTTTCTCGCTGTTTACAGGCAACGCAATACAAGACCCTTGGGGTTATTTGACCACTTATGAACCCACCAAGGCGGTCAATTTACGCCACTTTGCTTATATGGCGGCGAATAATTATCCGTTATCAGACAGTGCGGGGCTAGGCAATCACAGCGTAGAAGTATGGGGGGCATTCTGTAATGCAGGTATAGGTGAAGCCAATCCAGCGGACTTTATTCCGTGGTTGCTTATTAATCAGTGCGGTATTCCCACTGAAAAAATTGCAATTATTACTTCGTTTCGCAGTGCTTGTGAGGCGCATGGTTGGTACTTTAATGCAGCACTCACAGAGCAGATCGCAGCAAATGAATTTATCACTCAGATTTTACGGCTTTGTGGGGCTGAGTTGGTTATTAAAGATGGCTATTTTCACTTCATTACTTACCAGGACACGGGGCTAGTCACTGGCTACCAATTAACGACCGATGATTTTATTGCGAATCAAGGCGAATCAGCGGTGTCATTCACCCGCAAAAAAGAGATTGATTGTTTTAACTCTATGAAATTGGAGTTTTTGAACCGTGACAATGACTACAATATCGAGATAGCAGAAGCCTCCGATCTAGCCTCTATTGAGTCGGTGGGCTTACGCCCCAGCGAGACCATTACTGCCCATTACATTTGCCGCGCCGATCAGGCGAAAAACATCGTCGAACAATTGTTGCAACGTGAATTAGTGTTACGCAATACTTACGAATTTACGTTATCACTGCGTTATATTCGCCTTGAACCAATGGACGTGGTCACGATTACCGACCCAATGCTGGGGTTATCAGGGCAAGCAGTCGTTATCAAGAAAATTGTTTTAACGCCTGATTATCAGTTAAAAATTACTGCTGAGGACAGTATCTGGCAAGTGTGGGACGTGACAGGCTACACCCCGCCTGCGCCTATTAGCTATGTTCCCAATCAAACCGTGGCAATGGGTAACATCAACCCACCTACTATATTTCTTGCCCCTGCCGAATTAACCGCGACAGGCTATGAGGTATGGTGTGGCATTTCTAGCCCAGATGAGTTTTATGGCGGCTGTAG